TGATGATTACCGTGCCGCTATCGGCTCCGGCCACCGCCGTCCCGCCGGTAATCAGCGCCGCTTCCGCCGTGCCCGTCCCTCCCGACACATACAGGTAGTGGTTCTGGTTCGACCCGTTCACCCCGAGCGGAACCGGGGCCAGGTTAATCACGTTATTCCCCACCGTCAGCGAGCCGCCGGGGGTCTGCGGCGCGAAGTCGTATGCGCTTGAAACCACCAGGGAGACGCTCGGCACGTTGGCGAGGTTCGGCCCGAGCGCCTGCTCGATCGCCTCGACCTCGGCTACGAGCGAGTTGTGGTGGTAGGCGTCGATGAATCCCGAGACGACGGCGCTCGATAAATGCGTGGCCGGCGTCGTCCCGTCGAACCCGCGGGCGATCGGGACGACGTTACCCGCGGGGGCTCCGGTAGTCCTGACGATCTCGCTGTCGATCGTCAACAGATTGTCCGCGCCGATGGCCGCCGCGTCCTCGACGGTCATGGAAGTTGCCGACGAATCGAGCGCCGCCGCCAGGCGCGTCTGCTGGCGATCGACGGCGATCATCAGGTCCGCATCCGTCGCCACCCGGCCGGGAAACGCCGCTGCCGGCTTGCCGAGCGAAAAGGGAGCGGCGGCGATGCCGTTGAGCCGCCGCACGCCCGCGAATCCGGCCGCGCCATAGGTCTTGATCATTGGGATACCTGCAAGGCCGGCGCGGCCGCCGCCTGGTGCATGTGATTCTGGGCGTTGAGTTGTACGAGCGCTGCCTTGAAAGTTTGGGCCAGCGCCGGCAGCGCCGGGTCCGCTTGTGCGCGCGGGTACTCGGGAAGCAGCGCGAGAGCGAAGTTGTAGCGGACGGCCATCTCGTATCCCGGCGGAAGTTCGACCGTCTGCGCGAGCCCGGTGAATTGGGCCAGGGTGACGTAGATCCACATCTCGAGCTGCCCGCCGAGGCGCGGAATCGGCGCGATGTACACCGAGGCGATAGGGTAGCCGTAGTCGCAGAAGAGCCGCCGCACATAGACGGACTGCGCCGCCTTTTCCGGCGTCGACTCCCAGCCCGCCGAATCCACGATCTCGAGCTGCGAGTCGATGCCGCCTGAGGCGACGGACGCCGCCTCGATCCGCACGGGCCGTTCGGACAGGACGAACGGCCCGCCGCCGGCCACCGCAAGCAGGAGCCTCTTGCGGGCGACGAGAGAAGCGCCCTCGGTGCTCCAACTCGAGAGCATCTGGTTGAGGCTCACCAGGGCGTCGTTCAGCTCGTTCGTCTCGAGGATCTCGCCCGCGGCGATCGCGCCGATCAGGCGGAATGACGAGTGGATCAATTCGCTAACGGTTGGCATGTGGACCTCTGTGCGGGCGAATGTGCGGGCCGCTCGCCCGACCGCCGCTACCTCTTCTTCGCTGCGGCCCGCCGGGCCTTCCGGGGGGCGGGTTCAAAGGCTTCCGCGGCTGGTTCCGGCGGCCACAAGGGCTCCGGGGATTCGCCGGGCTCTTCGCGAGGTGGCCCGGCCGGCGGAACTTCACCCGCCGACCAGACCGTGCGCGCCCAGTCGGAGCCGAGCGCGTCTTCCTCCTCCCGCGACTGGACGATCACCGGGTCTGAGGTCCGGTGAAACATCATCCGCGGGTAGTCGGCGAATGGCATCAGACGCCCGCTTGCGTGATGGCGAACGTCTGGCCGTTGACGTAGATGTTCGCCGAACGGGGGGAGCCGGTTGCGTTGGCCGCCACGGTGTACTGCACCTGGCCGTCGGTCGATTGCGGGGTCGTCGGCGAGTCGAGCGTGAGCCAGTCGGCGACGGCGTCCTTTTCCGCCGTCCAGGTCCCGCTCGTGCCGGGGCCGGTGATCGTGACGTCGAAGCTGCCCGACCCGCCGGCAACCAGCACATCGGCGCTCGCCGGCACGAGCATGACCGGCGGAACGTCCGGCACAGGCCCGCCGGGCTCCTCGGGCTCCGCGAGGAGATCGATCGGCCGCCAGGAGCTGCCGATGCTCGCCTCTGTCGCCGCATCGCGGACCAGCATCGGCGGCAGGTTTACGTTGTACATCAGTTTGGGGTATCCGCCGGCTTCGATCTCGGTCGGATTCGACGCCAGCCACACGGCGACGTCGAGGTCTGCTGCGCTCTTCATGGGTTCTCCTTCTTAGCTCGCGATCCTGACGGCCCACTCCGGACGCTGCGCGGCAAAGCCGTAAAGCACGTCGCAGCGGGTGATGAACTTATCGGTTTTGATGTCGTACTGCGAGACGCAGCGGATTGAGACGCCCGTGTCGGGGTCCTGCTGGTTGGCCGCATAGTGCTCGCCGAGCGGCACGGGGAGCGGCGCCATGCCGATGACGAAAGCGGCCTTGTGGAAGCCGATGCCCTGCGGGGAGAGGCTGCTCGCCGTGCCGCTGGTGATGGTCAACGGCGCGCCGGCCGCGGGCGAGTTGCTCACGGTCTTGCCCGCGCCCGTGACGACGATCGAGGGCGAGATCGGGATCGACGCCGAGCCGTCTCCGATGGACGACACGTCCGCGGTGACCACGAACTTCTGGAGCGCGGCGAGGGTGTCGCCCGACACCCGGTTGACCGCAAAGACGGTCGGCAGCGTGAACGTGTCGCCCTTCTTTAAGCGAGACGCCGCGGATGCCGTAAAGCCTGTGACGGCCAACGTGGCGCCGGTCTGGCTGGCCGCTCCGACCGCCGGCGCGCCGCCGAGCGGGCCTACCGTGTGGGTGCGGACGTTCTGATCCATAATCCACTCAAAACCCCCCATGGTTCCCATGCGGCCGCGCTCGTACTGGTTCTTGATCTGGGTGCTGCTCTGGAAGAGCCCCTGCGCGGCTTTGAGAACGCCTTCCTGCTGCCGGGGCGAGATGACCATGTAACGGTCGCCGTCCATCGGCGCGGAGTTTTCGTCGAGCGTGGCGCCCGCGGCCCAGAACGGATCGAGCGTCGTGATCGGGGTTCCGGGCGTGCCGACCGTGTTGGCCGTCGCCTGATACGCCATCGTGAGCCCGTCGACGTCTACCTTGTTGGCGAGGGCCACGCCGGCGGATTTTATTTTTCTCAAGGTGACGGCGACCACCGACAGGGCCAGCTCGGGGCTGGAGAACTGGAACGCCACAACGGCTTGGGTGCTCAAGGTCAGGGTTTTCTGCGTCTCGATCACGTCCTGGATCGAGGACGTGATGTCCGGATTCGTGCCTCTCGTGAAATTCACAGGCTCGCGCAGGCGCAGGGTGTCGCCGATCTTCGCGCCGGCCACGCCGAACTTATCGTCCCAGGTGTGTTCCAGGGCTCCGGTGAAGCCGAGGTTGTTTTTGAACCGCATCAGCAGTTCGTTCGTGATCATCGACCACGTCAAGAGCGTATTGGGCACTTACTTTCTCCCGAGTTGCGCCCGCCTTAGCTTTTCCCACCGCGCGTAGTCCTTCACTACTTCGGGGTCGTCGAGCGATTCGCTCGTTACCCTGGAAGGACGTCCGCTTGGCGGGGGCGGCTTGGGGGCGCCGGTTACTTTCGGTTTTCCGTTTTCAGGAGCAGGGGTGAAGCTCGCCGAGAGCTTGCCGATCTCGCGCACTGCCGACACGGGGGAAAGCGCCGCAATACGTTTCATGTCCGCGGGATGCTTCGCCAGGTAGTACAGGATCTCCGCGCCGTTGTCGTCCTCGAGCATCGCCTGACGTGCGGCCGCAACGCCCGGTCCTTCGGGCGCCTTGACCGTATCGATCACGTCTTCGTAGTCCTCGTGAACCTTCGACGCGGCCTTCACCTGTTTCGACCAGGCCGCCTGAATCTTCTCGTTCGCCTCTCGCGCCTCGCGCTCGGACTCCGCGGCCTGGCGCTTGCGTTCCCGGTCGTCGAGCTTCCAGTCGGTCAACGCTTCCTGGTATTCCTCGAGCGTCTGGTAGTCCTCGAGCTTCGGCTTTCCGTCCGCGGGCGCCGTGGGCTTCTTCCCTGGCTCCTCTGCGGGCGGCTTCTGCTCGAGCGCCAGCACGCGCTGGTGCAGCTCGGTGTTCTCTTTGACCAGCCGGTCGATCTTTCGTTGACGCGAACTCCCGCGGCCCTTCGCCGCGTCGTCTTCTTCTTCTTCCCCTGTTTCCTGTTTGTCGTCCGGTTCCGAGTCCGGTGCGGTTTTGGCCGGCGTTTCCGCGGCCGCGGGTTTTACTTCCTCCTGCTCGCGCAATTCACCCGTTCGGCGCCAGCGCTCGTACTCGCGAAAGTCCGTTGGAGGAACTTCCGCGGTTCCCGGCACTTCTGGCAGCGTCTCGGTCCCTTGCTCGAGGGGAGTTTCTGCTTCGGTCATAAGGTCGGTTGTTCCATCGCCGGCGGCTCGCCCATCGGCGGCCCTTCCGGCGGCATTCCCGGCTGCGGGCCGGGTTGCATCGGCATTTCGGGCGGCTGCTCTTCCAGAGATGCGGCGGTTTCCATTGCCGCCCGCCCGCTCGCCATTTCGCTGATCTGCGCCTGTAATTGCGCCATCTCGGCGCGGAGCAGGGCGACGTTCTCTGCACTGGTGAGCTTCTCGTTCAGTTCGAGGATTTTGACTTTGGCGTTCAATGACGCCTCGCGGTCGGCCTGCGCGATCTTCGCGAACTCGATGCGCTCTTTCGACTCGGCTTCGATGCTCGCAGTGCGGATCTGCTCCTGCTGCTTTTCTGCTAGCGTCATCGCCTGGTCCAACTGCATGGACAACTGCTGGTTCTGCTGCGCGAGCAGCTCCACGGGCTTCGCCTTCCCGTCGTCCGCCATGCCCGGCGGGAGCATTTTCCTTAATCGTTCGGCGATCTTGTCCGCTCCCTTGAAGTTGAGGTTTTCGAAGATGAGATCTCCCGCAATCTGCATTACCTGCGGATAGGCGCGGGCGAGTTCCGTCACCATCGCCTCGGTCTTTTCTTTGTCGGTGAGGTAGTTGGGGCCGATCTTCAATCGGACGTCGTACTTGCCGCTGGTCAGGTCGTAGCAGTGCTCCTGCTCCCGGTCATCGACCCATTTCTGGTTGACCTTGACGATCTCCTCCTGCATGTCCTCCCCGAGAATCCGGACCTCCCGCGGGGTGTCGTAAATCTTCGGGATTAGGTCGCAGAGGATCGCGCCGCACTGCAAGATCGCGCGATTCAGGTTGTCGATGAAGTGGAAGTTCGACAGGCCGCCCTGACTCTGTCTCTGGCGGATCGCCACGCCCGACGTCTCGTTCGACCGCGCGCCGAGCGATGCGTCGTAGATGTTCGTGGTCGCCTTGATGTCGTCACTCGCTTGCGCGGCGCCGATCGAGAGCGCCTGGATCGGGGGCTCGGCCAGGTTGCGCTGGGGCATCGGGACCGGGTTGCCGGCGATGTCCAGCGGCTCGTACTCGAGGAACGCCCACGGGACGGTGTTCGCGGTCTGCCATCTCGGGTCCTTGAACGCGCCTTTCACCCCCACCCACGGGGCCTTCGTGCCCAACATGACCGTCGCGGCCTCGGAGCTGCGGTAGAAGTTGTACAGGCGCTGCGGATCTCTCGCGAACCGGATCAGCGAGAACACGTAGCGCT